CCTGATATGCTCTCTGCGAACATTAGTTATTCTCCTCGTCTATCATTAGCTCTGAAATGTACAGCAGTTTAATAGCGACTGCCATTGTTATAGTACCTACAAATAATAAAACAATATTATATATCATATAAACCTCACTTTAATAATAGAAAAACAACTGCAAAAAAGTATGCAATTGAACATAGGAGTAAGAACCTAATCACTCTTACAATTGCTACAGGCTTAGGATCTTGCTCCATTACATTATTCTTTATCCATCTCAGAAACCCAAGGCCAGTGTCGCTCAGAAAGTTTACTGCTTTTATCATCATCTTCTTTTAACTCCTCTCTATTGTATTTAAAGATAGCATCAAAGTTAGAGCTATACTTCTCCGCATTTACTTTGCGTTGCCTGTCTCCTTTACCGCCATGTGTTGCGTTACTCATCCTTCACCTCGTCCTTAATTCTTTTTAATATTAAGCAACCTGTGTCACTAATCTTTAGTTCAAACGTGTCACCAATATCATAACCCTTGGGGATTGACACGCCATCGAACTCAATCCCCTCTTTGTCTACATCAAACAGATAGCCCACATACTTCACGGTTAATCCTCCTGTAAATAAACCTGACCGAATGTTATAACACAGAAAGGAAGACTTAAAACTGTGCCTTCAAACTGTGCTACATCATAGTTATCAGCGCCGTCTAAGACAACCCACACAGCCCGACTATCTGTAAACTCTAAGTCTAAACCTACGCCATTACGCAGGTTAAGACTTAAATTATATTTACCAAAAGTTTTTGTCATACTATGCCGCCTTCATAAAGTTATTATATCTAACAGCCTCACGAACTACCTGCTGTCTGTCGTTATTAATTGATGCAATGTTTACTCTGCTTGAAGGCCGTGAAGCATCAGCATGAGTTGACCAATCAGTCATGGCATTGTACACCCCCCAGTAGTTTTTTCCAAGGCGTTTAGAATATACACTGGAGTATACATTCCACATATATTCTAAACTTGTGTTACGTCTAGCCATATCAGCCATAACATATTCAGGAACAGAGTTGCCCTCTGCAAGAAGCTTTAAAGCTGCAGTACATTTAAGTGCAGTAGCAAAGAAACTAAAGGCCGCATAATCACTGCACTCTGTACCGTGCCACTGTTGCCACAGTTCACGCTCAGTGTTAAAGGTCTGCAAACATTTAGTAACTACCCTGCCACCTAACTCAATATCTAAAGACTGAGTGTGTTTAGATTTATACACTGCGACCTCACCACTCACAAAGACTTGAAGATTAGTACAAGCAAACTGAGTTGCGGCGGCACTAATCATGTACGGCCAAGTCCCATCGAAAGATGATATAGATAGTAGGCTCAAAGATGCACTGTCACCATCACTGGTTTTGTATGTATGCTCTGGCAACTTGTATTGAACAAAAGTTCTTGCTCCATTGTGAGATGTCCTGATTGTCTCTTGCATGTTATCGGTACATAAGTCAGAACGCTCAATGATGTTACGAGTAACGTCTATCATGTGTTTAGGTGCTACTGCCTTGTAGCCTTGACCATGAATACCTAGCTCTTCACATGTATCAGTACGGTAGATAACATTCTTGGTACTCTCATAAGCATCAAGATAAACCAAAGGTGCAGTTCCTATATCAAAATCAGCTTGACCATAACCTCTATTGCGGATTGTTGTAAGGGCTGAATTGTTTGTAAACATCGGTGTAATATTATTCATTTTGTTTCTCCAATTGTAAAATTAAATACGAAAGTGCTTGACAACAGTTTTTAAACTGTTAAAATCTATAAAGTTCTTCTAAAATAACTATTAGATATATCTATAAGTATCTTATACAAACTTTAAAGAATGTATACAAACTATAAAACTTTAAAGTAAATAAATAAGAATCAATCCTTATCTGTATAAATTTCATAGTGTGTTAATAACCCTCTGATTGTAATTTCTCATACAGGTTGTTAAGCCTTCTATATTCCTTGCTTAGAACCATTGACCCTCGATCACTTAGCTCAACGCAGTTTAAATCGTCAAGGATCTGTTCTAAGGCCGAAGAGACTAATTCAAATAAAGTTTCATTATCTTTCATCTTGTATACTCCTTATAGTTTGGATCAATTGTTGTTAGTTGCTGTCGCAACCAGTGCATTGATAGCTGTTCACATCTTCCTTCTAAGTTGCTATCAGGCTTAGAATATTTAAGGGCTAAGAAGTTATTATTTACTTCTACATGCCTGAACCTTGCCATCCTACTGCATAAAGTTTTTAACCCTACCTCTGCAACTTCAGAGTATTCTTTCAGGCTATAGTAAGCACCAGTATGTAGATCAGAGTGTTCGCCATTAAACTTAAATGTTTTTATGTTCATTGTTCTCTCTCCTGTTTTAATTTAATGTCAGTAGCACAGTCCGCTTCCAAGACTAACGGTTTACATAACTCCTTGCACCATTGCTTGAGCGTTAACCTTGTATTCATCCAAGATTTCCACATCTGTTTTTCGTCCATAGTATCTATTAATCTAGCCATTGCTCTCTCCCACATAAGTTATTATATAAAATATACCACCGCGCTGTCCAATTTTATGTGCATCTTCTAGAGTTGAGGCGTACTGAGTACACCCCATTTCTTCCCAATCAATTGCCCACATGTTATCTCTCCACTGTTACTTTAAAGTCTGTCGCATCTATCTCAGCCCTGACAGCATCCATGACTTTGGTTTCTAGTGCATCATCAACCATAACTTCGATTGCATATGAATCTGGGAAATCTAAATCTTCCATTGCAGACTCAACCATAGTCTCAACTTCATCGCTGTCAGTCTTTTGTTCCATACTACATTCAAGATCTTCGAGCCTACTATCAACATCATCTAACCTACGGTCTAACTCCGATAACATTTGATCGGCTTCATACATAGATTCTCCTGCATCAGCTTCAGGACTAGGGCTTTCTAGATAAAGCTGTAATCTGCGCTCAAGCTCTGCAATTCTATTAGCATCACGGATATGTATCTCTTCCATCTCTTTAAACTTAGCATCCAAGTCTTGTATATCAACGGTTGCAGAGTGAGACATTCTATCAGCCCTATCTAGAGCAACGTTGTTAGTAATTCTATCATCAATCCACGCTTCTACTGCTTCAATTAAAGTCTTCATACTTATCTCCCCATCTCAAAAAACATTCGACTAAGTTCAACCACAGGCTGACCGTTAGACTTCTTTAACTTACCATTAGTAAAGGTATACAGAGTATAATTAAAACCCTCTCTAAAATTCTTTACGCTTTTATAGACTCGCACCTCAGAACCTTCATCAGTGTCAGGGTTTCTAGTTGCCCATGCTTTAAGTGTCTTTGCTTGGTCGGCTATTCGCATACTTCCCATATTAATATCTTGTGAAAATAAATACATTTTATAATTCCTTATAACGGTTATAATTATTTGACAGACTTGATTAGTCCATCAAGCATTGTCACTTGTGCAAAGAACTCGCGTCCTCTACCTGTAATGTGTGGACGGTTAGCCCCTGTCAGTTGTCCGTTAGGCACATACTCTGCACCGAACATGCTAGTTTCTATATAGCGCAACGGCTCACCGACATTTTCTTTCAAGTCTTTTTTGCTAACGTAATTAAATACTATCATTTTGTTTACCTATTTAGTTAATGTGAGTTCAGTATAAAGCAATGACAAAACCCTTGTCAAGCTTTTTTTCTTATAACGGTTATAAATATTAAGCATCAGTTAAATAGCTGTAGTGTACCGCACTTACATGTGCGCCTGACTTCCAGTGCTTAGATTTAGTTGCTAGTAAATCGCACCAAATATCCCATAGGCTTTCCGTGCCTATGTCATGGCACACATCAATATACGCCCACACCTTTTTGTTGTTGGCATCGACACCCTTGCTAGTCTTTGGATTCTTAGACAGTGAAAGATCTTTAATATCTAACCTATACAGTCTGATATTGTGTACGTCCATGCACCCAACCAATCCGGCCATCAACTGACACGTAAACCCTGCCTTGGGTATTCCTAAGCCATCGACTCGCAGAAACACTTCCATCAATGCCCTTGCTTTATCGCGGTCTGAATCACCAGAGTTTATCACCGCCATAGCATCCGTATATAGTTGGTGCGAATTGGCCTGTAAATACTCATAGGTTTTTATCTTATTACCCCACAAAAACCTAGACTCAAGACCTAACCTATGGACATCGGTCATTTGATCACCCACACTCAGCCAATTTTGTTGTATAGATAGTGATACCATCATGCCTACATACTTCAGATTGGCCTCCGATTTTTGAGCGTACTGCTGACAATTTATTGCATCTTCTGTAT